TTTTTCAATCATTTTGTTTTCCGCTAATTGCTCCCTAAAAGCCCAGAATGTTTTACTGTCAGGCACTTTGTCACTTCGTTTTAAACCCAGAAATCTTTTAAAACTTGCACGGTCAATAATCTGAAATTCCAGCTGATCATCTAAGGGGGGATAAACGAAACGGATAAAAAGCAAAAAAGGAAAAAACGAACAAAAAACGCTGATAATCAATATACATAGGCGTGAAAACGACAATAACACGATGCAAAACGAAACGGATAAAAAAGTATAATAGTGTATAATTCCGATATAATTATTTAAGCAGATTAAATGGTATTTCGTAGCAAATTTAAAATATTGTTATGACTTTTGCTGCGAAAATGCTATTATGAGGCTAAATATACCCACCAGATCAACCAGCCTTCCTTTTTTTACGGCACTCGGAACAGACCTCAGAAGAAAGCTCATCTTTTAGTTCAGATATTCTGAAATCCTGCTTTGTCACCATACTTTCCAGCCGACCTATTTCTTTTTTCAAGAAATCAATAAATTCATCCTTTGTTTGAGATGATTCTCTCAGAGCCTTTTCACTAATCTTTAATGCCGAGATAATTTCTTCCTTATATAATATACTACTTGATGGATTTTCGGAGGCTACGTTACCAACCACGTTACCATTTTGCGTTACCATTGCCGCAGACAATAATGCTGATCCTGATCCGGTCATTATCCACGAAGGATTAACACCGAATTTGTGAACCAGTGTAGCAAAAAGGTCAATTCCGGGCATCATTCTGTAATTCAGAATCTCTGAAAGCTTTGATTTGGAGATGCCCAAAGCCTCAGCAGCCTCTGTTTTTGAGGCAATCAGCTTGCTATCTATCAGCAAGGAGATCAAATCATTGAACCTTTCAGCAAATATTTTTTTCATAATAACACGCTGTTAATCAGTAAAATGACATTCTGATAAAAATAAAGTTCATAAATTCTGAATTAAAATGTAGAAATTCAGAATTTCTGTATTATCTTTGTTGAGAATTCAAAACAAAGGTATGAAAAAAACGAAACGCGAATGGGTTAGATGGGACAAGGATACATTTAATACTCCTGAACGGCTCTATGTCTATAAATGGCGCAAATTAATTGACCAGAAAGAACTTGCTGAGAAATGTGGAGTATGTACCGGACTGGTTCGGGAGGTCATTTACGGTAACAGACGCGATTTGCACGACATTTTGAAAACAGCCAAAGAAATGATTAAAGAATTGGCTCAAACAGCAGCATAAATACAAACACAAACAAAACGGCTATGACAAATCAAGACTGGAAAACACTTCAGGAGAAATACGAAAACATGCCTTATGCGTATATAGAAATTATGGTTGGCAAATTCAAGATCAGCCTTGAACGACACATAATTAAAAACAAAATAAAGCACTGGGTATTTGTAGATGGATTTGTAAAAGGTGAATGGTTTGCAAAAGGATATGAGGGCTCTGAGATATTATTTATGTATCCACAGCCATATACGGTAAAAGGTGCATCCGCAAAGGATTTAAAAAGAATGAAACGCGAGTTCGGAGCCAAATACGCAAAGCAGTTCGAACCAAAGAAAACCTTTATTAAAGTTCCCATTTACCCCAGCTTCACCGCCTTTAAAAGGCAAATGTTAGCTACGGGCCTCCCTATTTCAATTATCCCAGAACCATAATTTTTCCGGTTGCACTTTAATTGGGTAAATGTGTAACAGTCCCGGACAAAGGCGTGATGCTGCTGGATCGAAACCGGCTCCGGGAACAAATAAAAAAACTTAAATGCCACAATTCGTCAAATACAACGCACAATCAATACTGGTAGTAACGGTACCAGAGATGGTGCAGTGCGGTGTCAGCGATGTTTATTTACGCAAAGTTCTAAACTATCAGCGTAATGGTCAAGTTTCATGCTGGCCCCATCACAAGGACGGTATTGTTTATATCCATTTTAATGGACTTAAACAGCAGTATAAAGACCTTGTAAAGAATATTCTTTGCGGTGGTCAGGAAGTGGAACCGTTTACGCTCTGGCACAACCTGATTGAGCCTGAACTAATGCTCAATTCAACGGATGCCGATGTCATTGATCGCTTTAAAACAGCTGACGGAAAGTGTTTAAGCTTTGATCTGACAAAGAAATACAGTGAGCAATGCAAATGGCTCAATTTCATAGTTAATAATGAGAGCAAATCTATAATTAAACAGAAATTCAATTACAACAGCGTGGAAGAGTTTTACAATATGCTGCTTCCTCATTTGAAATCAGCCGGTCTGCCGGGAAGTTACAACAGACTTCGGATATTGGTAAGAGAATACAAAGAACGCGGCGCTATGGCCGTAATAAGCGGCAAAGTCGGCAATACAAACAAGCTTAAATTTAAAAACGAAGAGCAGGTTGCGGCATTTTGGTCGCTTGCATCATTCCACAACAATTTAAATCACCAGCAAATAGCAAATCAGTACAACAAAGTTGCTGCTGAAAAGGGCTGGCAAACCATAAGTAGCAGGGCTGCATGGGACTGGAGAGCAAAACTCAGGGCAAATGTTGTTCCTGGCATTAATGGTGAGCGAGAATTTGACAATGTGATTGGGTTGCAGGTGAAGCGTAGAAGACCTACCGAACCGCTTAAATACGTTACCATTGACGGATGGGATATTGAATTAAGATATCAGCAGTCAGTTCTTGATAAAAAGGGTAATAAAAAGACGGTTTACGACCTCAGACAGAAGGTAATTGTAATACTTGATCCATATACCGACTATCCGCTCGGATGGGCAATTGCAGACACCGAAAATACTGTAGTAATCAAGCAGGCTCTCAAAAATGCAATCATTCACACCAAAGAACTGTTTGGTGAGTACCATAGAATTTATCAGGGTCAGACCGACGGCTTCGGAAGTAAAGAGCTGACAGAGCTATATACAAGAGTGTTTAAATACTACACGCCTGCAAAGATTGGAAATTCAAAATCGAAGGTAATTGAACCGTACTGGGCTCACATTAATAAAACGTACTGTCAATTACAACCCAACTGGACTGGCTTTGGCATGGATAGCCGTAAAGAAAGCCGCCCAAATAAAGAATGGCTGGACAACAAATTTGTCAGGCACATGGTTCCGGACAAGGATGAGAACACCCGCCAAATAAACGCAATTTTTGAAGCAGAACGAGCCGCGAAGCGCGATAAATACATTGAACGGTATCAGTACCTGAAGGATGAGGAGCGCTTGATTATTGACCGGTCAGAATTTCTCATGATTTTTGGCCAGACCACCGGATATACCAATCAACTAACCGGTAAAGGGTTGATGCCGACTATCAATGGACTTACATATACTTATGATTGTTTCAGTGCTCAGTTCCGCAGACTTACCCACCTTGACTGGACGGTTCTTTATGACCGCGAAGACATGAGTACGGTGCTCGCAGTTGCCGATAATGGACGTCAAAGATTCCTTCTCGAAGAAAAATATGTTCAACCGATGGCGCTCGCTGATCGCAGCGAGGGTGACTCTGAACAATTGCAGCGAGTGTTTGACTTCAACAAAGCTCAGAAAGCCGAAATCATTAGCGAAAATGAAGCCATGCAAGGTGTCATTGAAAAAATGATTGCATCCAGCCCGTCGCTTGCTGAAACGCTGCTTAAAAATAGATCAATTTACGGTGGCCAGCAGAAACGCATTCAGGAATCAGTAAGAAAAGCACTTACTACACCGGATGACACTGATTCATACAACAAAAACATCGAAAGCGAATATCATTCGCGAATGATGGCCAGTCCTTCACTACAGCAAATTCTTAACAATCAAATAAAACCCGACAACAAATGAACAAGGCAGACAAACAACAGATCGTTGAGGCAATGACCTCTTACATGAATCAGCACAGCCTGAGTCAGAACAAATTTGCAAACCTGAGCGGTGTAAATGTGAGCTATATCAGCTCCATGACACAGGGCCGCTTTGAAAATCACCCTGCAGGAGATCAGGAAATTGTTATTCCTGACAAATGGTTCCTGAAAATAGCCGACTACATCGGATTCAAGATTCAAAAGGACTATTGGCCGGTTATTACGACTGAGCAACTTGCACAAATGATGATGGCAATGGATGACAGCAGAAGCTCAGGACGGACAAAGCTGCTCATCGGTCAATCCGGATCAGGTAAAACATACGCCATTGAAGCATTTTGCAAACTGCACCCGGCAGACGCAATCAAAATTACAGTTAGCTCGCTGCATACCATCAATGATATAATTGATGATATCCTTGATGCTCTTCATCTCGAAGTAAAAGGCAGCAAGGCAAAACGCATCAGAGCCATTGCAAAACAGGTCATTTCAATGCGCCGCGATGGCCTGAAACCGATCCTTATTATTGATGAAGGCGAAAACATGAAGCTTCCGGCGCTATCGATGATTAAAGCGCTGTATGATGCTCTTGAAAAGTATTGTCCTATTGTGCTGGTTGGAACTGATCAGCTGCTGGAGAAAATCGAAAAAATGAAACGCAAAAACAAAGAAGGCATTCCGCAGTTTTTCCGTCGTTTCAGGGCTGGTATTTCATCATTGAATCCAATTGACAAATCCTTCAATGCCTTTATTGCATCGCTTGACAAAGGTCTCCAGCGATTGTTGCGTGATTTGTGCGATAATTACGGCGAATTGCATGATTACCTCGAACCGGCCATCAGAGAGGCTGATATTGCAGGAAAACAGCTGACAGAAGAATTTTTCAGGGCTTTATACAACCTCAAAAAGTAAACCGATGAAATCCGACAACATCATCAGTGAAATTTGCAGGCTCACAGGCATGTCTGAAACAATGTACGGAGAGTTGCTTTTCGACAATGGAATGCGATTTTTAGAAAGCGAATGCAACCGAAGCAACTGGGATGTTTCAGTAATGAGCCAGCAATCAATTTTCTGGGCATGGTACCGCAATCTTTATTACAAGTTTGACCGGGAATTAAGTGCGGAAATTGAGCAAATGACAGACAGCCGACATGAGCTGCAGTGCTTTTACAAGCAGGCACACGAAGACTTCTGTTTCTATTTTCCGGACTGGATCAGAACCGGCTATATGCACATGGTTTCTAAAGTAATCAGCAATGAACGAAGAGAAAGAAGCACGACTGAAGCTGCTGGCCAATCATATTGAAGCCATAACGCAGCAAATCAGCTCAGACAAAGGAGACATCCTTGAGCTCACAAAAGAAAAGCAGGAATTATTAAACGAGTATGAACGACTAAACACAAAACAAGATGCAACCAATTGATTTAAACAATCTTTCACCGGAACAAAAAGCAGAACTCCGGAATCAGCTGATCGCTGAACAAAAAGCTGCTGAAGAAAAGAAAAAAGAAGCCCGTTCAAAATATGAAACACTGAAGAATGAACTGGTTACTGCCAACTTTGTCAAGCTACAGGAGGTAAGCGCCGTACTTACTTCGCTCAAAAAGCAAATCTTCGATGATTTCAAGACGCTGCTTGAGCTCAAGGCTGAAATTTACGGCGACCACGAGAGCCAGCAAAGCCACACGTTCACGTGTGCTGACGGAAGTCAATCAATTATCCTCGGCAGCAATGTTGTTGACCGCTGGGACGAAACCGTCGATGTCGGTGTTTCGATTGTGAAAGACTGGATGAAATCGCTTGCAAAGGACGAAGACAGCGCAAAACTGGTCAGCTTTCTTAATGAAATGATGAAGCCGAATAAGGGCGGTCAGCTTCGGGCAAACCGGATTCTTGATCTGGAAAAGAAAGCCGACGAACTTGGTGACGAAAAGCTGAAGGAGGGTGTGAAAATCATTCGTGATGGATACCGGCCAGTGAAGACCACAACGTACATCAAGGCCAAAATGAAAGGCGAAAATAACGAGGATGTTTTTGTTCCTCTTTCGATGAGTGACATTTAGAACGCGCTTTGTTCAACCCTCCCGGACAAAGGCGCGATGCCGTCGGATCGAAACCGGCTCCGGGAGCAACCCGACTCAGATGAAAGACCTTATTAAACGTTTCAGGACTGTTCTGAATGAACAGAAGCTTTCGCACTTGAAAGATGATATTGTTTCCGGTTATACCAATGGCCGGACTACACATGCTTCTGATTTATCAGAGGTTGAATTGAAGTCTTTAATAGAGAGCCTTCAAAAGCCAGTTAAAAAGGCAGCTCCGGACAAAGGAGATAAAATCCGTAAGGGTATTTTTCACATTGCTTACCAGATGGATATAATTTCTGCAGATATGACTTCAGCAGAAAAGACGGCTCGCATTGAAGAGTACATTCAGAAGCATGAAAAAATGGGCAATAAAAAGCATTTAAATGAATACTCAGTGCCGGAGCTGCAGAAACTGTTTCATCAGTTTAAAATTAATCTTGTGTGGTACTTAAATAAGAAATTCTAATGATACAGACCATTGAATTATATCATGTCAATCATTCTCAGATTGTACTCACATACAAAGCAGGAATTCTGACGAATATTGATCTGGAGCATTCGGATGTATTTGCCTTTATGGACTTAAACAGGATCGTTCAGTATGATTATGTAAACATGATTGAAATACTGAAGGCAACCTCTGACACATGGGCATTTAATAGCAAAAATGAAATTCCGGCAAACATTAAAATCGCCATCTGGTGCGATTTGTATCAAGCCAAATACAATGATAAATATCGTGTGACCAAAGCTGAAGCAAAAATGCTGCAGTCTGTTGAAGTTACACAGGAACTTGTTCAGGTTTTTTTCACCCTCAATGAGTGGTGGTCAAAAATAAAATCAATCAGCGTCTATGTCAAATATTACAACGAAATCAAACGGTTTGCCTCCGGCAGTACTGGAAAGACACAGGGAGGCAGTGATGCGTTGGCAAAAGCATTTCAGCGGAGATATAACAGCCAGAATCCCAAGTGACATGATAACGGTTAGAACCGGAATGTCACAACCGCCGCTTATGTTTCTGAAGCAATCCCAACCAAGGGAATTGCTTATTGCCATATTGGCCAAACAAATCGAAAGCTTTGCTTCGTTTTTCAATGTTGCCAGACCCATGAGCGCTGATCAGATTCTTGACCTTGCAGAAATTATTCATGATGAAAACGACGATTTATCTTTTGAGGCGTTTCAGGACTGTTTAAACCGTTTAAAAACCGGCCGTTTCCCGTTCGAAAATGTAAAAATGTACTCAGCTATCAGCCCGGCTGATATCGTTCGTCATTTGCGCGATTATCGCGATTTGCAGTGCGAGGAACGGGAACGAGAATACCGAAGCGAAAAGAACGCATATCAATTCACAAATGCCCGTACCGGTGACCCATTTGCCTGTGAAAAAGAGGCATTCCGACAAGCACAACTGTATTACATCAAAAACCATAAACCCGACAACCAATGAAAATGAAAAAGGGCCGCGACCCGAAACGCATTAGACAGCGCAATATTGCACTGATTAAACGATTCTATCACCTGTACGAGGTGAAGGAGATCCGGATTGACAGAGTAATTACAAAGCTTGCAAATGAGGAGTTCTTTTTGGCTGAAAAAACCATTGAACAAATCATCAAACACAACCACGAACTGCTTGATCGTATTGCTGCCGGTGAAGATATTACCGAGCCCTGGGAACAAGTCGATCCGAATCAGCTTTCAATCATTGATGAACTTGCAAAGCAGGAAGAAGGTTTAGGCGTGTCAGCAAATACAGCCATTAATGCAATTGAAGAACTTGGACAACAAGCAAGGCAATGATTCAGATCACCATTCTCGAATACATCGGGTGTAAAAGCCAGACACTTGCCCGGAAGCAGGTAAACATCATGTGGTACCGGCCATCGCTGGACAATTTGATGAACTACTTCCGGGCTCATTGGAACATGCAGCACAACACCGAGTGTGCTGAGGTTTTGTGTACATATAAGACATTCGACAAATGAAACCCAAAAAGCTTTCTACAGCAAAAAATCAGGAATGTCCATTCAATACGTGTTATGGGTGTTTCCTTGCAGATATTTGCTATAAAGAAGCTGAAATAAAACAACAATTAAAAACAAAAACAAATGGAAGACTACATGTTTGATTCGTTCATCAATGATGAATTTGACGGAAACGAAATCGTACAACAGCACGGAAATGAGGCTGTAAAACAAATCCTGAAACGTTTTGTAGAGGTTAATGGAGTGACAATAACCAAAGAAATGTTGCTAAAGGAAACTGACCTTACAATTGGTACCGTCGCATTAATGAAATATGCAGAAAAATGTGTTGATGCTCATGCGGAAAGCATGGAGTTTTCAACACAAATGTCTTTTGATGGAATCATGTATGATTGTTCTCTTGAAATCACGTGCAAAGAAGCCTAATGTAACGTCAAAACACTATGAATAAAGTAAAATTGCAAATAACAGCAACCATTAACGATGATGGTAAAAACGACATTCACATTGAATGCGATATGTCTACTCTTGTAGTGGATGCAGCTGTTGCCTGTCAGTGTGCTATTGACGGACTTAGAGACTCCGCACGTATGGTTATGGAAGCTGAAAATGTCAAAGACTTAAATGATATTGAGAGTGTTATTAATTCTAAATTAGACAACATGACCTTCCAAGATGTACTCAACTACTCAAATAATGAAGTGATCATTAAAACAGACACCCAAACCGACACCAGCGTCATTGCACTTAATGAAATTGCAGAAGAGAAAGATCAATGCGATCTTCAGGGAAAAAGACCCGGCAGAATTGTTCAGCATATTGATGGCCGCAGAGGCCGGACTTTTAATGATACGAACATCATCGAAGGAAAGGTGCCGGTATACTTCGCTATTGAGTATAATAAACAGGTGCCGGTAAAATTTTCCACAACAGCCAGCCTTGTTGATCCGGCAAAGCTGTCGGTGATCGGATATATTGACTAATCAAAAAACCAAGCAAAATGAAAATCGAAATCAATTTGAAACGAGTGAGCGAAAACAAACTCATTTTTGAAACAACACTGCCACAGGAGGCAAAGGTTATTGAAGTTCTCAAAGCCTTTAACAATTCTCAAAACGTGCTTACAGACAAGCTGGTAGAGCTTGCAAAAAAAGACCGGCCCGGTAAGCGCGTTACTCAAAGCCGGATTCAGGAACTGGCAACCAGACTGACCATTCAGGAGCTGATTCCGGGAAACAAAAAAAATGTTTAATTTGCACCCATTAACCTAAAAACAACAACTATGGGAGAATTTATTGACAACGCTGCTATTGCAGCAATGGCCGCCATCATTTCAAACGAGAAACTTATGACTCAATGCATGGATGAAGCTTCACTGCAAAAGATTAAACTTGCAGACAGGGTTGCAATCATGGCTTATGATTATGCTGATGCAATGGCAGCGGAACACAAAAAACGGTTTAACAAAACTGCTAAAGTGCTATGAAAAATCTTTCTTTGTTATTAATCCTGCTCTTTCTTATGGTTTCCTGTGGCTCTAAAAAAGCCACTGAAGACAAAATAGATGTGAAGAAAGAGGTTGAAAGTTCTCTGAGAAAATTCTCGACTGCTGAGCTTTCGAAATCTTCGGATTTTGGCTCTATTGATAGCGTTGTTGCCACAAATATTGATTCCGTTAGCGAAAAGGAATTTCTGAGAGATCACAGAGCGTTTCTTGACAAACAATGGTCATATTATAGCGAACTGTTTGATACGCAAATGGATTTAGCCAATTCGCAAATTGGAATGCAACAACTAATGATTGAATCAGGCAGTAAAAGTCATGCAAAGAAGTACCAATCAGTTGTAGACGATTCATACAACGATGTATTGAAAACAAATGCAACTATGGATAGTCTTTCAAATGTGATAAAAGCTCTGGATAAGAAACTATCGTCAAATACTATTGACTCAACCAACTTTGCATATTACAAAGCTGACTTTTATTTAGTGGTAACCAATAAAAACAATGTTCAGCAAAAGGTTGATAATTTGCATATGATGCTGACCAAGGATTTTAAAAACATTGATCCGAGAACTATCAAATAAATCAGGATGACTTAGAGTAAAAAGCCCCATTGCTGGGGCTTTTTTTATGCATTCTCCTTTTCAATGTTCAGTGTCACCATCACCTCATCCCAATCCGGGAGCGTTCCGGGATCAAGCAGTCCGCACATGTATGTAATATTCCACACTTTCAGGCCGTCAGAGCGCTTTTCGGTTCCCGTCCGGGTGCGTACCAACCTGTTGAAGTGTTCGCCGCTCAGGCGGTTTATTGCAAGGTGAATTTTACTCTTGATTTTCAGTTTCTCTATGGCCGATGATACTGATGTAGCTGGAGCAAGACTATTAGTGTCTTCAATCACCCGCTGAGCAATACGGACATTAACCAATACGGTTCCGTTTTGCACGCCTCTTGACATATCCTTCCAGTCGATATCCGGAAAGTCGATAAATACTGCAGGGAATGTAAAAGGATAACTCTCGGCCATCATGTCAAGTTGCCCTGAGTCCAGGTCGATAAATTTTACTTCAGGCACGTCTGCTTTAAGCTTTTGCACAATGGCTGTAAAAATGGCTGTTTCCATAATTGTTGTATTTAAAGGTCAGTTAAAGACTACTTGAGTGCCTTTTGAAAGAGCTTATTAAAAGTATCATTCAAATCCCTGTTGAATTTTTCTGAATTTCCGAGAAACTGACGCTTTTTAATTTTGACAGTCAGCTTGTTCTTTTTTGTCAGTGCAAGTGCTTTCCACTTATCAGCATTTTTAGCGTCTTTTTTTGTCATGTACCACGCAAATTTTCTCATTTTTTCGGTCACCGTTGGGTGTGTTTCTCCACCTTCGTTGTGAATTTGGGCATACGGAACGTAGGTTCCTATTATTACTATTTTGTCTGATACACTAACTACTCGGATTGACTTTACGAGATGAGATGAAAAATTTAACAGAGCTTTTCCTGTGTCAACTTTGCGATCAGGCCATGGTTCACGGTGCCGGTCGTGCCATGCCTGTTCTCTGAACCGGTCTAAGCTAAATCCGAGAGCTTCATTAGCAATTATCCTCGGTGCTTTTTTTACCAATTGCTTAGCAGCTTCGAGCTCTTTGAACCATTTATCAAAATTGACAGGCATATTTTTTTGTTTAAAATGTTGACTTTTCGGATTTTATTCGTATCTTTGTAACTCTTAAACACTCCTGAGATTCTGAGACCGCTTCTAACGGTTATCGTGGGCTCGGGAGTGTTTTAATTTTATCGGTGATGGTGTAGAACATAAGCCTTCCGTCCAGCAGCCGTTTTATATTGAGATAAAAAGTCTGTTTCTGCGATTTTACCTTCAGGTAGTAAAAATATTCGCCTTTGGTTTTGTTTCCATCACTCTCAGCAACAACGGGAGCAGTTTTAAGCATTTCTTCAATGTGAAACAGCATGAAGTTTTTCTCCATGTAATATTCATCCATGCGTTGGCTGAGTGTTTTTTCAATACCTCTGCGATTAATGTTCACTTCGCCAAGTTGTTCATTCTTGACAGCTTTATCCCGAATGTTTTTGTTGGCCCAATCCATCATAATGGCTCGCTGAATTTGTATTGTCTCACTTTGATTATCAGCTTTTCCTTTATAATATGCATGGTCTTTCGGGAATACTGTTCCTGCTTTAGCCAAATTAACTCTGAATTGCTTCGGGACGGTACTGTCAATATCAATAGACGGAACTTCGGTAGCATCTTTCATTGTTTGTCGGACATTACAGCGACAGTTCCAGCCGTTAGGTGGATAGTATGTATCCCAAAAGTGATCGGTTTTCGGTAGTATTACTCCGTCCAAAACTGCGTGAGCTGGTCGAACTCTTTTATCGCCTGCAGTATCATATTGCAGATTGTCATAAATATCCTTGTCTCGTTCAAACTGTACCCACTTGCTGGCCATTTGCGATGAACTAATGGCCGTATTGTATTCGGTTTTTAGCCAGTTGGAATTAAAAACGTCGTTTATCCTGGCAACTTCTTTACGGTAATCGCTCCAGCTGCGAACGTTATCACCGTCTTTCATTGCTTCGGTCATTGCTTTCAGTTGCTGATAGTTTTTTGCAGCACTGAATGAATATACATTGCGCTCAAGATTGATCAACATGTTATAGTCAGGACTATCCCATGCAACAGACGGAAGATTGTTGCCGTATCCTTCAGTAACAGCCTCGGAAAGTTTTGATGATACCATTACCGCCATTTTTTTATCAAACGGTTTTTCAATCGTACCGTCGTAAATAGACCGGGCCACTCGCATTGATTCCTGTTCAAGCTCATCGCTTTCATTTCCGCTTAAAGCGTTTTTAAGTTTTGTGCCCCCACAAATATCGCAGGTGTGATAAAGCTGCTCACGGGGGCTACTTAAAAAAAACGAAAACCCTTGCGTCGTTTTTCGCTTTCAAGAGCAGCTGATATGGTGTTGTCCGGAATTTGCTGTTGGGCGTTTTGCTGTTGCATCTCTGCCTTCAGCTCATCGTAATTATCCGGACGCGGAATGCCATAAGTGTCATAGAAATATTGATCATCAATAGGAACTCCCAGTTGTTTTATTTGGGAGTCGATTTTGATTTTCTCAGTCTTGCTGATTCTTTCGGCCAACGAGAATAAAAACGAACCGTCTTTTACAATACCGTTCAGCTGCAGAAAATGCAGGAAGGTATAATTCAGAAAGTTCTCGACATACAACCGGTCATCAGCATTTACTGACTCTTCAACTTCCATGTGAACTGTTCCAAGCGATCTGGCTCCACTTTCACCTTGCTCAGTCGTGAGTGTGTTACCGAGTATCAACTTTGATATTTCAGCATTACAGATATCAACAAAAGTTTTATGCAGGTTGCCGGTGTCACCTTTGCCCTGGGCTTCATGAAATTTAATTGAAGTACCGGCAGGTCTTACAAAGACTCCACCTGATCCCATATTGGTGAGAGTGTCAAGCAATTTAACGCGGGCGTTCTCATCCTGACCGTCATATTCACCCTCTCTCAATGGCATACCAAACAATTCCAGAAACTGAGCAAAATCAGCAAAGCCGTTTCGTTTGTAAATGACCCACGGACAAGCATTGATTAAAAGACCATTTGAATCACTTGCAACAACCTCAACGCATGTTCTGTCATACGGCGGCAAACGGTATTCAATTCCTTTTGTATCAGATTCAGCAAGCAACACAAAGCCGAACTCAGGTACAACATGTTTGTACGGAATCATGTTGTAGGTCACTAATTCCGGTGTAAGATTCGTGAACTCATAAAGCCCATGACCCCAGAACTGAGCCCACATGACATCTTTGATCAGCGACAGGAACCAAGGCGCCCTGATCAGTCGGGTCATTTCTTCATTTTCGGTGCCGTCGGCATTGACAAATATGATGGGCGTGTTTGATACGGCTCTGACCCGTTTGTCTATTACAGACCTCAGATGAGAGTCCAGTAAAATGTCTGCATAAAGATCATACAACGCTTTGCGGCGTGGAAAGGCTGGGTTTTCGGCAGAAGTTATTGCGCTTCTCCATTTGTCAATATCAACTGAATTTCTGCTGATCTGCCTGATGTCGATCTGCTGAATGATGATTTGCTTGCCTTCGGTTTTTTGTTTTGCCATTTTTCAGGGAATTTAAAATTTTGCGTTTGTGGGGCTTTTTATCCTTTATGGTAGGGTTGCCCTGTTTTTTTATTTAAAGCTCTTACGGGTCAACTTAAACGGGTTTAAACGGTGGTTTTAGTAGTGGGTAATCCTTTTTGAATTCGAGCTGGATAAAATTGTCCGTTCTCCACCGGTTCCAAGGGAGTCGTCTGTAAGCAATGGTAAATCTGGTATTATTTGCCCTTTCTGTACTGCTTTAAGCCATTCGATAGCCCTGTCGTAACGGTCTTTCCGGATTTGTGAAAACTGAACCGGATTGTGAATGCTGTGAATGTGATAAAGAGCGATGTCCTTTACAAACATCAGAATCAGGCTGTTTCTTGCATCGCCTGTAGCTGTGAAAATTGCCGCAACATCAAATTTCGACTGAAGGTATCCCTTCATTTCGCTTATTGCTTGATCTTCTGCAACCTCAACGATTGCTTCGTCCTCTCTGATAACAGCGTGAAGTATTTCTTCGTGAATGCTGCTGTCATAATCTTCCGGGTTTACAAAGTTGCTCATTAGTATCGGTATTTGTTTGTGTGAGAGATTTTGCGTGGAATGAAATCAATGTTATCAGAGGCGGCTGTATTCTTGCTGTTTAAAATAAATACACCACCCTCTATGCAGTCAGGGCCATCAGCCGGAGCCGTCAGTTTTTCATTGACCAGTTTGAATTGTTCCTCAAGGCGAATAAAGTGAGGATTGTTCTTTTCAGCCTCGTTCAATATAAGGCGTCCCTGACTGTTCAATGGTTCGAGGTTACCTTCTATTCGAAAGAACTTGTCAGGCTTTTTCCGGGTGTCTCCCTTTATTGGAATATAGTGACCGGTTTCTTTTCCTTTGGCATAAAACAGCGGTTTGAAGACTTGTTCAAAGAACGGGTCTTGCAATGAGTTGTTTTCGATATAGTAATATATCTGTGTTTTACCATTGACATAATCTGTTGTGTGATAAAACCAATCAGTAAAAATGCTGTTCGATGTTTGATCAAGAAAGCCATAATAGACATAGAAGGTTCCACCCTTTTGACCAATCAAAAAACCGCTTTTAAAGGAGGCCTGTTTTGATGATGCTTTGTTGCTTGTACCCGGATCAGCATAAAATACAACATATTTCAAACTGCTCAATGGAGGACACTTGCCCCAAGTCATTGACTTGAAGATATCACCTTCTGAAATCGGATTGTTGTAATATTCCTTTTGCTGCGAACTGTAAGGGATTTTTGAAAGCACCCTGTCAATATGTGCTTCAGTGTTTTTGTTTGGCCATGTGGACTTGCCATTTTTATCCCGGATGTTTACAATATCCCAGTTGTCAGCCATTTTCCCGGCGCGAACGACACAGCAGTCTTTTGCGATGATGTTGCCACACCAGATAACGAGTAGTGGTTCACTGATTGACCGTGTCGGATACAAGGCATCACCGAACCATTGCCATTTGTTTTTGATCGTTTCCGGATTCCGGCATTCCTCATCAGTGTCAAAGTCATCCGAAAGAATAATGTCCGGACGCACTTCGTCCTTTCTGGTACCACGCGGAGACTGGCCAGCACCTACAGCGATAAAAGACGCACCACCGGTGGTTGTGAAATCGCCCATTTCCCATTTACCCGGCTTCTTTTGTTTGCCGTAGTATTGACCAATCCGTTGGTTAGAATCAAACTCTGAGCGATAGTGCTCAAGCAACCGCTCAGCATTGTCGTATGTTGACGAAGTCAGAATAACATTGCGTTTGCGCTTTGTCAATGTAAGATACATGACTGTCATCATGACAATAGTGCTCTTTGCAAGCTCACGAGACCATGATAAAACCTCGTACCATTCAGGATTGTTTACGAGTCGCTTTATCGCTTTTTTCTGGAAGGGAGCAAACTCATATTTCACATAGTGAGGAAAGAAGAACTTCATCCAGTCTTCCGGATTCTTTTCGAGTTCCTCCCGATGTACTCTGATCTGGCTTGGAGTCTTTTTATCAACAGGCGTTCCGTTAGCAATGCTTTTGCGGAATTCATCCCATTGATCAACAGCAGCCTTTATTTTAAATTGACCTTGTGGCATGATTAGAATTTTTGGAGTAATTCCTGAACATAATCATCCTGCAGAGCATTGATGTCCTTGACTTTGCTAAAGTCTTTTTCCTGAAGCCATTTAGTGAAGTCGATAAACACCTGTATCACTTCTGCTACCGATGTTTCGCTTTCCAACGACTTTGCACTTTTGGCCAGTTTTGAAAGAATATCGGCTTCTTTTACCGAGGCATAGCGATCACCTTCAGGACGCTTTTCAATCGTTGCGTTGATTTGATTGATTTGATCGTAGAAGCGACGAAGCGTCTGTTCCTTTGTGATCACAATTGAACTTTTCTTTGCCTTCCATTTTTCATTTGGGTCGTTGATCCACTTGGAAAGCGTTGCTTCGGTAACGCCGACTTTAGTAGCGATTTCTTTCTGATTCAAGCTACTACGCAGGTAGAGCATGTTAGCCCATTCTTTCTTTTCCTTGTTGGTGAGCGCCATTTTTTTTGCACAAACATACAACGCGCAGGTACACAGATACAAATATTAAATCTATTAAATCATTACATGAGATAATGACGTATAATTAAATGACTATCATAGAAATACGATTTGCAAAGTATGTTCAATGCATTGTATGTTTGCGGAGTGAAATCAATCGCAAATGAAGAAAACACTTGTATTTAACCGCATCAGTGAGACCAGCTATGAAATTCTGCTTTATGGAGAAATAGGCTGGGATGTGGATGACAGCATTATTATCAATCAACTTAACCGAATCGGTGCCGATTGTGATGAAGTAATAATTCGCATTAATTCTCCCGGCGGTGATGTCTTTAAAGGCATTGCGATTTTCAATTCACTCAAAAGCTTTAAGGCAAAAAAAATCATGAGGATTGAAGGCGTTGCGGCTTCAATGGCTTCAGTTATTGCAATGGCCGGTGATGTAATTTATATCAATCGCTATGCAAGATTAATGCTTCACCGCTCCAGTGGATTTGTTTCCGGTGACACGGATGATTTTGCTGAGGCAAGTCGATTACTGGCCAGCATTGATGCTGATTTAACCGACATCTATTCAAAACGTACCGGAATGACGGCAGATGAGATAAAAGAAAAGTATCTCGGTCGTGGTATGCAATCGTGGTTTACAGCTGAAGAAGCTATTGCGGCAAAACTGGCTGATGAAGAATACGAGGGTGTTCGTGTTGCGGCCAAAGCTGATGAAGATATGCTTTCAATCGTCAACAAATTCAATCATAAACTAATCGCAAACAACATGAAAAAAATCCTTGCAAAACTCGGACTTCCGGAGGATGCTACCGAGGAACAGGCTATCGCTGCAATTGAAAAAATTCAGAAGATAGAAGATGAAAACAAAACTCTCAAAGAAGACAATTCAAAGCTTGAGGGCAAGCTGAAAAACATGCACACAGAACAGGTGACTGCTCTTGTTGATGGTGCTATTTCGGCAAAGAAAATCACAGCTGACATGAAAGAACATTATGTGAAGCTGGCCACCAATGATTTTGAAACCACAAAAAGCATTATCGACAAAATGCAGGTTGCGCCAACAATCACATCACAGATTCAGGGCAAAGTTGAGCAACAGGCAGGTCGTGAAAACTGGACGTTCGAAGACTACCGTCAGAAAGCACCGGCAGACCTCGAAGCTATGAAGACCAGCGATGTTGAAAAATACAAAGCACTCTTCAAAGCTGAGTATGGCCGCGAACCAAAATTGTAAAACCAAAAATCAATCTTTAATGAAAAACATCATTCGTATTTTTTCCGTACTGTTGGTGCTTGCACTTATCTCACCGGTAATTGCCGCCAATTTTGAAGTTGCTGCCGGATCAGCGTTTCTCGGCTTGCTCTCTTTCAGTGTCATTAAAAGCTTCGTTCCGGCTGTTAGCGGAGTCCTTCAGATGGCCGTCACTGTAGAAATCTGGCAAAACGCCATTGTTAAAAAGCTATTTAAAGACAATAAATGGCTTGATTATATGGTGAACGCTGATGAGTTTGTGTTAGCTGGTAAGGTTGTACATATACCGCAGGCTGGTTCAAATCCAAACGTAGTTAAAAACAGGTCGACATTCCCTGCAGTTGTAACAAAGCGCACCGATACCGACATCACGTATCAGATTGCCGAATTTACAACTGATCCCGAACGCATTCCGAATGCTGAAAAGTATGAACTTTCATACGATAAAACGGAGTATGTTCTCGAAAATCATTATCAGACTTTGTTTGATACTGCCTGCGATAACGTACTTATTGATCTTGCTCCGGCAACGAACATTATCCGGACTACTGGAGCTGCTGTAGCAACCCATCTTGATGGTACCACTGGCAATCGCAAAAAGTTCATCAAGGAAGACCTCAAAAAAGCAAGAGCTTTGATGAACAAGCGCAATATTCCGAAAGCAGACCGCTATGCTATGATTCCGTCGGACATGTATGAGCAATTGACCGAGGATGCTGATCTGCTCAAAAGAGATTCAGCAGGTGAACTGAATCTTCCTGAAGGAGTAATCGGTAAGCTGTATGGCTTTTACCTGATTGAGCGCTCTTCGGTTCTCACTTACACTGGAACCAATCCGGCCGTAAATCCTTATGGTGCACTGCCAAATGTGGATGATTGTGATGCAGTTCTTTGCTGGCAGAAGCTTTCTGCTGAACGTGCCAAAGGTGACGCTGAGTTTTTTGAAGACAAGAGCTCACCGGTGTATTATGGCGATGTTTATTCAGCATTGCTTCGCATCTCAGGCCGAATCAGGTATGAGGACGAAACTGGCATCGTTGCCATTGTGCAGGATCTCAACGCATAAAATCTGAGTTTAACCAGTTGCCGATGCTGACTCATCGGCACCCTTTGCGGGATGGAGCAGCGGCAGCTCGTCAGAGTCATTATCTGAAGGTCTCAGGTTCGAATCCTGATCCCGCAACAAATTAAAATCAAGATGGCTGAAGGGAACATCATCGGGTATTTGATTGCAACAGTTATTTCATCTGTTATAACATGGTTTTTGGCTCGCAGAAAGAATAAAGCCGAAGCAATGATAGCAGAAGAACATGCAACGGCAGAATACATCCGCAATCAGGATTCAATCATTGCTACTTGGAAAAAAGCAGCAGAAGACTGGATGAACAATGCTGAAACTTATCGCAACATGATGCTTGAGTACAGAACTACAGTTGACCGGTTGCAGCTTGAGTACAACAAAAAAATAGGTGAGTTAACAGAACGCATTGGCCAGCTTGAAAAGCAACTGAAAACCGCAAACAAAAAAATCAACGAACTCGAATCTGAGAAGAATGGGAAAACTGCGTAAAAATATTATTTCGGGCGGTCTTGTTGTGATTGCGTTGTTGTCTCTGACGCAACTGCTTTTCCGTGTCGACAGTTCGTATCTGACAACTTCCATTATTAACAATAACGGTAAGGCTGTTTATTCACACGAGCTCACGATTATTCTTGACGATGCACACGGCTTTGATGTCGCCGGTAAATCTTCACCTGATGGTTCTCATAAAGAATGGATTTGGTCAAAATTCTGGATTAATGAACTGGGACGTCATTTAACCGATATAGGCTTCAAGGTTGTCTATACTTCGCCTGAAGACAACGAGCCCGGCTTATGGACAAGAGTGTCCCGGATGAATCAAATTAGCGGGCCAGCGATTGTTATATCGTTGCATAACAATGCAGCTGGTTCAGGTGAATGGAAAAACGCACACGGATTCAGCATTTGGACTACCAAAGGCTTGACGAGGAGTGATAGTTGTGCAACGATTCTATTCAACAATTTAAGGTTGTTTATTCCAGACCTCGCTTTCAGGCAAGACTTAACTGATGGTGATCCTGATTATGAATGCAATTTCATTGTATTGCTGTCGAAGCATCCGTCTATTTTGCTTGAATATATGTTTCAGGACAATGTGTTTGACATTCAGCTGATCTCTAATGCTCAACTAAGCAGGACACTGTTGCTAATCATTGATGTTTCAATATTGCAGATTGAACAATACCTCGTCAAGCAACAAAAAAAATCATAACATGGCAACAAAACTATTAATCATTCACAGTACCCGGACTGCAAAAAGTGTAGATGTCACTCCAAATGACATCCGCAAATTGCATCGCTCATGGGGTTGGAATTGTGCAGGATACAATGCAATTATTCAGCCGGACGGCACAGTCGAAAAGGTTGATAACAGCGCGGTTGATCCGTGGAATGTTACATTCAAAGTTATTGGTTTCGATCATTGTGCCAGGCACATTGCTTATGTCGGTGGCCTTGATAAATCCAAACGAACGAAAGATACTCGCACGAGCGAGCAAAGCCTTGCACTGCACAAATATGTGTACGAATTTTTAAAACAAAATCCCGACGCCAAAATAGCAGGTATCAATCAATTTGCCGAATTCCAAAATCCGGGCTTTGATGTTCCTACTTGGTTATTATCAATCGGTGTCAGCGATTCAAACATTTTTATTCAATGAAAAATTTTGCCATAGTTTCAATTGTTGTCGGGATGATCGCGTCAGGGTGTGTCTCTGAAAAGAGGTGCGCCCGGCGCTTTCCAGTCGTCACTATCATTGAACGACACGACAGTACTATTACGCGCGATTCAATTGTTTATCGCGATACTACTATTGAAGTAAAATTACCGGCTGACACTGTGAAAATTGTTGAACGTGTATATGTCAACAATGGAGTAGCATCCATGCCAAAAGTAGTGAAGCAGAACGGAATTATTACTGCTGAAGCTGAGGTGAAATCCGGAATGCTTCTGGTCAATTCGTTTTTGAATGATTCATCTGTATTTGTAACACTTACAAATGCAATCAGGGAGCGGAACTCATACAAGGAATTGTATCAGAATTATTCAAAACAAGAGAGCAAAACAATAGTCACTAATGTTCTTCATTGGTGGCAAAAAACACTGATGTGCATTGGCCTTATTGCATTAATACTGGCTGCAATATTAGTGTACAGAAAAATCAAGAGAGTAATTTCTAACCAAAAATCATAACGTCATGACAAAAAATGAAATCATCAAAAAGGGCAAGCAAATGCTTGAAAAACACAATCTCGAAAAGGTTTTTGTAACCAAGGACGGACGGGTGTTCTCAGTTGAAGACCACGCAATCGCTCACAAGCAGAATATCGGCGGTGAAGTTCTCCCTGTGACAAAGGACACGAAGGTTGATCCTGAAAAACCTGCTGAACCTGCAAAGTAATTAAATCCTCAGAGCAATGAATGATGTAACAATCACAAAAGAAAATGGCGGTCTCAACCGGGGTACAACCGGTGAAGATCACATTTCTTCAATTGTCGTGTTAGGTGTTGCCAAGCCTGCGGGCTATGGTGCCGACGACGTGAAGAAAATCGAAAGCATTGAGGATGCTGAAGCATTCGGAATTGTTGACAATAAAAGCGACGAAACAAAAGCAAGCGGCTCGGTGGAAATCACCAGTGTTCTTGCTGGTGTGCTCGTTGCAATTTCACTTCCTGATTATGGAGTCCTGGGCTCCTACAAAATCCTTGCAGCTGACACCGAGGCTGATGTCGCAGTAGCACTTCGTGCTGCAATTAACGCAGCTACACCTGATCACGGATTCACAGCAGCCGGAGCCCTTAAAGTTGTTTCATTGATTCCGCCTGTTGGTCTCGGTGATTCATTGAACGGAGTCGCTCCTGTAGTCACTCTTACCGGTGGAGCAATTACAACGACAATCACTGCATTTGCTGGTGGTGTTGATGCAAAGCTTGATCTGGTTCATTATCAGGTGTCGGAGTTTTTCCGCATTAAACCTGATGCAACGCTGTATGTTGGCTTCATGGGTGCAATTCCCGAAGCTGTTTCAGTAATTCAGCGATTCACTGAAGGCAAAGTCCGTCAGATTGGAATCGTTGGAGCATGTGCAATTGCCGATCTGGCAGCAACTGCAAACACACTGCAGGCAGCTGTAAACACATTGTTTACTGAACACATGCCTATTGAAGTTGTCATTACTCCAACCATTGATTACCAAGCAGAAATTTCCGGAATCAACGCATTCGATCTTCGTACATTGAATTGTCCGAACATTCATGTATTGATTGGTCAGGACGGCTCAGCGAAAGGTGCTGCACTCTTTGCTGAGAAAGAAACACCGGTTCCGGCGCTTGGTTGTTTGATGGGCACTATTGCAAAGTCTGCTGTACATGAAAACATCGGATGGGTTGCCAAATTCAATCTGAGCGAAGCTACAGAAGGCCTTGGTCAGGAAATGGAAGTTCCTGCCTTGATCAGTGGAGCACTCATCAGAGATCTGGAAAGTGCAGACCTTGAAAAGCTTCACGCAAAGGGATACATTTTCGCAAAGAAACATGTTGGCCGTGCTGGTACTTACTGGAACGACAGTCATGGTTGTGTTGCATTGACATCTGATTATGCCTATCTGGAAGATAACAGAACGATGGACAAAGCTGTCAGACAGATTCGCACATACATTCTTCCTTATCTCAACGGCCCGCTGCGAGTTGACAAGAGCACTGGCAAACTTGCTCCCGACCTCGTTGATTATCTTGAAGACCTTGCAAATTCAGGACTTCGCGAAATGGAGCGAGCTGGAGAACTCAGCGGTTACAAAGCCGTCATCAACCCCGATCAGAATGTTCTTGCAACATCAGAGCTCTTGATTTCTATCAAGAACGTGAAGACCGGTGTTGCCAGAACAATTCGCATCAAGGTTTCTTATGCAACAAGTGTTTAACCTAAAACAAAAAACGAAATGCCTAATAACATTCCAATGATTAACGGCAACCTGTATGGTTACGCCGATATCGCCTTCGGTATAGCAGGACTTTTGGAAACTGGCATCACTTCAATCAATTACTCTGATGAAGAAGTGATCGAAAACAAGTACGGTGCCGGTAAATTTCCAATCGGACGCGGCCACGGTCAGGTGAGCTATTCAGGATCAGTAACTCTTTACAAGGATTCGGTAATCAATTATCAGAAGGCCAGCCCTACAGGTCGTCTTCAGGATATTCCTGAATTTCCAATCGTTGTAAAATACATGCCTGAAAACGGTTTGATTACAACTGACAAACTTCTCATGTGCCGATTCAAAAAGAATTCGGTCGATTCTAAATCAGGTGACTCTTCTATTGAAGTTGAGTTGCCGATTGAAATTGGTTTCATTGACTGGCATAAAAACTAACCCCTAAAAACAATAACTATGGCAAAGACAGAAATCGTTGAAGTATCCGAAGCTCAGATTAACCTTTGGAAAGAAGAACACGGAAATATTTTTGAAGTTGAAGCACCCGTGGATGACAAAGGCCACACCGTAAAAGGCTATTTTCGTAAGCCCGATTTGGCAACACTTGGAGCTGCTTCAAAGTATGCAGAATCTGACCCGGTTAAATCAGGCATGATCCTTCTTCAAAACTGTTTCCTCGGCGGTGACAACGCTTTCCGCAACAATGACGAGGTTAAGTTCAGTGCCATCATTGCAATCAATGGTATTTTCAAAATTCGCGAGGCAAAAGTAAAAAACTTATAGCCGCCGGGAGTATTAATGTTACTCCCGGTATGGCTTACCTCGCTAAAGCTTCGGCCTCTATTCGTCACAGATTTGGCATCGATCCAGCAACGTTGACAGATGAGGAATTTGCGGATAGAGCCGCCGAATGCGATTACCTCGATTACAAAGATGTTGAGAAGTTTGAATTAGCGATCACAATGGCACTCGTCAAAACATTTTCAAAAAAATAGTAATGTCCGAAACAGTCTGGAAATTATCTCTCTTAGACAGTATATCCGGCCCCATAAACCAGATTAAAAACAATCTGGGCGGGTTGGGTAAAGGCATTATGAATGTAGAAAATTATTTGGTTGGTCTGGGTGATCGCTTTTTCCGCTTCAATCAAATCGCAGAAAGTTTTCAAAACATGTCAGATCAGCTCCAGAAGGCAATTGCGCCGGGAGCTGATTTTGAACAACAGATTGCCGATCTGCAGGCAATTACCGGTATTGCTGGTCAAGACCTTGAGAAATTGTCAGCAACAGCCCGGCAAGTTGGAAAGGATACAGGGCTTGGTGCAAGTCAGGCAGCAGAAGCTTTCAAGTTACTTGCATCAAACATTGATGTTGCCAAAATTGGTACTGATGGCCTTATTAAGCTTCAGGAAGAGACAATAAAATTAGCACAAGCATCCGGAGTCGATCTATCTACAGCGGCCAACACAATGGCCGCAACGATGAATCAGTTTAACCTGAAAGCTGAAGATGCATCTCGCGTCATTAACGTTCTTGGTGCTGGTGCAAAATATGGTGCATCAGAAGTCGAAGATTTAGCGCAATCGCTTAAGGTTACAGGCGGTGTTGCATCCAATGCCGGAGTATCATTGGAAGAGTCCGTTGGTGCTCTTGAGGTGATGTCTCAAAACTTCCTGAAGGGTGCCGAAGCTGGAACCGGTCTTCGTAATATTCTCCTGAAGCTGCAAACGGAAAACATTCCTGGCGTCGATCTCAAAACGATGGGATTAAGCAAGTCATTGGAGGCACTTAAACCGCTTTTAAATGACACAACTGCGTTGTCAAAAATCTTCGGTATGGAGAATGTCAATGCAGCGCAAATACTCATTTCCAACGCTGCTGCAGTTGATGAAATGACAAACAAGGTCACCGATACTCAGGTGGCTTATGAGCAAGCTGCTATTCGCACTGAAACATACAACGAAAAGGTTAAGCGGATCAAAGCAAGTCTTGATGATTTCAAAATCACATTGTTTGAAAATACAGGAAGCTGGCTCGCTTACACTGATGTTATAGCTCAGGGGCTGGTAGGTTTCAGCAAGATGCTTCCGGCTCTGAAAGTTGTGAAAGACCTGACGTTTTTCTTGGGAAAAAACGTTTGGAATCTCGGAAAGTATTTGTTTACAGCTATCAAAGGAATCAACCTCACTGCCGTTGCTTCAAAGATTGCGGCTGCTGCACAAGCGTTGTGGGGTGGTATCGTTGGAGTACTGAGCGGTAAAATCAAAATCATTACCGTACTGCAGCGCGTTTGGAATGCAGTGACGTCTGCAAATCCTATTATGTTGCTGGTAACAGCTGTTGCGGCTTTGGGTGCAGCCTTTCTGTTACTTCGTAATCGGATGAATGGCATTACTGAAGCTCAGCAAAAAATTAACTCAGCAAAAAAAGAAGCACTGGGTCAAGCCTATGTTGAATCAGGAAAAGCAAAGGAATTGCTTTCCATCGCACGTGATCAAAATGTTTCCTATGGAGAGCGAGTAAAAGCTTTGAACAAGCTGAAGGAAATTTCGCCTGAGTATTTTGGTAATCTCACTATGGAAACGGTTCTCACAAAGGACGCAGACATCGCATTGAAAAAATACACTGAGAGTATTTATTTAAATGCCTTGTCAAAAGCCTATCAACAAAAGATTGACGAAGCTGCAGAAAATATTGCAAAGATTAAGACTGAAGGCCCGGACAAATCAGGTTTTACTCAGGTGATGGACTTTGTATCATACGATTTGCTTGGTGATTCAGATGAGTTGGAAAAGGTTGATGCAGCGCGTCAGTCAAAACAAATCAGAGAGCAAGAGAAAGTCATCGATGAACTCGCTAAAATGAAAAGGGATAACGAGGAGAAGATGAGAAAGCAGTTTGGCGAAGGCTCTGTTGTTAATGAAGATCAATCCGGAAACAAAGGAGCATATTCCGGATATAATGTTTCTGGTAATACAAAGGCTGATTCTTATTTAAGCGGCGTTTCAGGCGATGTTAAGGCTGCAAAAAATATCAACATTGTCATCAATGGTGGAATGATTGCTGAAAACAGAATGGAAATTCATAATACCGAAGATGTCAATGACATTATACCAATGCTTGAACGCGCTCTGTTAACTGTACTTAACGATGCTAATGCACTTGTAGGATGATGAAGGTAACATTCAGTAACGGTTCCGGCCTGTTGAGGCAACTCCCGAAAACAACTCTGTTGATTCCGCGAGTAGATGAATTTACTGCTGCAGCTCTTGCCACATCAGGTGCTAAAACTGCATTTCTGAAATCCCAGATCAGGGCTGAATCAGTGTATAAAGTAATGCACACCGGCACACCTGATAAGCCAGTGATCAGCCCTCTTGGAACACCGGTGTTTGCTGACATTATTTTAAAATCAGCAGACAAACAAATTCAGCTAATTAATGTCCTGGCATCGGTATCAATACAAAAAACAATTGTAAAGACTGCTGTTGCAGGCAGAAAGGGAACTGTAAAGGAAGATGTTTCTGCAGATGACTATGCAATCAATCTCTCCGGTGAAATTTCCACAATGGTTCCGGATCAATACCCGTATGATGAAGTAAGAACTCTGATTGATGTGCTTGAGTCTGATGCTGCATTAGACATTATCAGTGAGTTTGTGCAAATGTTCAACGTAACAAGAGCTGTTGTTGAAAAGGCAAATTTTGCACAGGGCCGAGGCACACAAAACGTTCAGACCTTTTCAATTGATCTGACCAGCGATGATCCGGAAGAGTTTATAATTACTACTGAAAATGCTTAAGCTCATCAATCATATTACAATCGGCAACTATGGATTCAATTACATCTGTAATTCTGAATCCTTATGCAGCATTGATTCTCTTACTGCGACCTGCAGTATTGAACTACCAAGAAAACTATCTTTTGGCAATACCGATTATACAAAGCTCATAAAGCGAGGTGATAAAGTGACTTTGCAAACTGGCTATAATGGTGAGTTGATAACCACATTCAAAGGCTATGTCCGGTCGATAAATATTTCAATTCCGGTTGTATTTGATTGTGAGGATGAGATGTACAGCCTGAAACGAATCAAAGCCCAGGACAAACTATATTCAAGTGTGACATTAAAGTCACTCCTGCAGGAAATATTGCCTTCCGGAATGAAACTGGAAGCAGCAGACATCAACCTCGGAATGTTCAGAATTGCAAATCAGCCCACTGTAGCGAAGATTCTTGACTACATTAAACAAAACTACGGAGTATCGTTTTTCTTTCGCGACGAGGTCTTATTTGCTGTTTTACCGAGCACTTTAATAACTACGTCCGGAATTGTAAATACAATTACTGTAGCATACGGTAAAAACTGGATCGCTGACAATATTGAAACAATTAACCCGGATGATACTGAAATACTGGTAAAAGCAAAAGTTATTAAGGCTGATAATTCCGTTATGGAAGCACAATATCCGGAAACTGGTGATGGTGAAGTAAGGACGTTTCATGCATACTGGGTAAATGATCTGGCCGAGCTCAAGGCATTCGCAAAACAGAAGTATGATGAAATCATGAGCACTCAGTCAATCCGTGGCTCTGTAACCACATTCGGGGTTCCTGTTGTGTTTGCAGGTGACAGGATCACTCTGCAGGATTCAAGGTATCCTGAGCGGGACGGAAAAACATTTCAGATCAAAAGCGTCAAGCGTCCGTTTGGCACTGGTGGCTATCGTCAAATTATTGAACTGGGAGGTCAGCTGTCATGAGTAAGATACCGGAATATTTAAGATTGATTATTGGACAAGGAGAAAGCCGTACTATGGTTGCTCGTGTTGTTTCTGTTGACGAAAGCGAACGCACCTGCAAAGTTATTCCACTGCTTGAAAATGCAGAATATATCTCCAGATTACAAGCAGTTAATTCCTCAACCACGGGATTGTTTATTATACCGGCTGTTGGCAGTTATGTCGGCATCATTGTTATCAACACTAAGCTTTCTCTTGTATTTCAATATTCAGAAATTGAAAAGATTTTACTGACAATTGGAAACACCAGCATAAGCATCAAAGATGGTGAAGTAGTATTTAATGACGGTTTAAAAGGTGGATTAGTGGTGTCTCAATCAGTGGCCGAAAAAATAAACAATCTTGAGCAACGAATGCTTTCTCATCAGCATTTATATGTTACACCAGCCGGATCACCGGCACCGACCACGTCTGACCCGGCAACAAATCCGGCCATTAATCCAACAATTGCATCTGATCTCGAAAACACAAAAATAAAACATGGCTGATCGAAAAGACATATTGCTTGATGATAACAATGTTCCGGTTGTGATTAACGGTGATTTGGTTGTCGGTCCTTCCGACAGTCAACACGTAAAACACATTCTTGAAGCGGCTCCCGGTCACTTCAGGTTTGCCCCGGCTATTGGTGCAGATGTACCCGCTGCACTTAACGGGTTGTTGGATGGATCGATGAGACAGGCAATTCAATTACATCTGGCCATTGATGGTTACAAAGTGAAATACATTGAAGGAGACGTAAATAACATGACTTTGCACTATGAACGTTAAGGCTCTTGAAAATCAAAACATCGTTGACATTGCTCTTCAATACACAGGGAGCATTGAAACTGTTTTTAAAATCATGGTAGCAAATCCGGAAATATTTCCTGAGCTGCTTAGCCCTGTTGTCAGTGCAGCTGATATTGCTATTCCTGAAGTGGTTAATAAGAATTTGGTTAATCATTATGCCAGCAGAAAAATTCATGTGGTAACTGGTCAAGACACTGACGATAATTCAGGTATTGATTTTTGGACAATTGAACAAAATTTCGAAGTACAATGATACAAAGCAGGGAATATTTAAAAAGTCGCTTTTTGCGCAAATTAAAGCCGAAGCAGGAAGACTTCGAAGCCTTATTGGATAGTTTTATCCATAAGACGGAAGACCTCGCTAAAATAGGCCTCAGAGAGCTTAATCACACAAAGCCCTATTTCATTGGCGATACAATCATTCAGAACGCTCAATTGCTGAGTGCAAAGGTCAATACTCAGGGAGCATTCAATGCGGAGCATTGGACACCAGCAACCAGCGCCGGTGTAAAGCGTGTTATTAATGAAAACGAAAAGGTGTTGATAGCCACCGACTACCAAGCTGTCGTTTATGGCTCAATGGATATTGCCGGTGAGCTGATTGTTGAAGGAGAATTGATAATCATTTAAAACTTTTACCATGATAACTGAATCTTTGAAATCTGCGGCCAGCGTGCCGAACCCTCCTGAAGGGAAAGCAACATTATTTGTAGACCTTGACGGCAAACACAAAATGAAAATGCCTGACGGTTCTGTTGTTGAAATCGGTGGTGCCAGTGCCGGTGCCATTTATATTACATCAGACAGATTAGCCGCCATTGCTCTCAGGGATGCTGCCCAACTTCAAGCCGGTGCATTTTACTGGCTGGAGGATGTGAACGTGTTAATACAGGCGTTGTCTGACAAAACATTTGCCCCAACAGCAAGGCATCTTAAATCAACTGCAGGTCAGTCATTGACATACGGCTTACTTAATACGGTCATGGCAGGAGAACAGAGCATAATATCTTCAATTGTAATTTCTGATAAAAAAGGTGTTTTAAACACCCAGTGTATCGTTGAGCCAGTTACAATCTATACATCTGATCTGGAAGCCGGAGCAGTCTTAGTAGCAGCGGCAATCAATGCAAATGTAAATTGTGGCTGGACGGCAACTGCGATCAAACATGCAGTTGTTCTGAAGAACAATACTGCAGGGATTCAGTTTAATGGTGGATCTGTCGTTGCGACAACTGATGGCAAAGCAACTTTTGATTTTGTAGCTGTTTCTGAAGGCCGAGAATCAACAGCACGCTGGTACGACGTTGTTTACGATCCGGAAACAATTACATATATGGCAGGAGTCGATCCTGTGTCGCTTCCGGGTTTCTTTAATGAAATATATGATCCGGAGTATAACGTCAGGGTTACAACTTCCAAAAACTTGTTTCTTCAGCAAGGATTATATTTCATTGAGGCATTCCCGTTTGGTTCTCCACGTTTTAAAAATTGTGTAATCAAAAATGTTTTGTCAATGCAAACAGTTTTTGTTACTGAAAATGCAAACATCAGCATGGTTACTGATCAAACATACTTTATCAACACAGTTATTGATGGAGCTTTGGATATCAATGCACCAAGCGCAATGTTTCAAAAAACGTTGGTTATCAATGGTACTTCCATTAGTGGCAATCTTTTAGGAACTGGCATTGACAGTTCTGTTATTGATGGCTGCACTGTTTATGGTTCAATTACAAATTCGACATTTCAAAATTATGCAGCTGTCAATTCTCAGGTACATTTTGAAATCAATCAGTTTGAAATTTCAAATCATAATATCTCAGAAATGAGAGTGTCATATATTGATGATGGAGTCAAGGGATCTGTTTCGGTATATAAAGGTGTTGACATGCTTGCAAACGGAATTTGTGAACTTGGATTGGTGCCAAATAACGCACTTGTTTATGAAGTGATTTCGAATGGTGAGAATATGACAACAAATAATGTTGGCGTTTTTCTCTATACAGATAAGGATAATGCCCTAATTGAAAGTGTTCAATTTGCAAATCTCGCAAGTTCATTAAGAACTATTCCGGCTGGGCTTGTGGTGTATAAGACAAATACGACCGCAAAAATATTGCTTAAAGACCTTGCCGGTGCAATAACTCAGGGACAAGTAAGCATTACTTTTAATTACATTAAAAGACCATGAGCGAGATTGATAACATAGCTGCTGAAATTAAAGCTGCTGAACTTGCAGAGCCTGAACTTGCTGCTATTAATAGCAGCAGCATTGTTGGTGTCTGGATTACATGGCGCAATGTAATTGCGTCATGTATCTGGGCATTTAAACAGTTGTTTGTGCTATTTAAATCCGAGATTGATGAAACAATTAAGAACCAGAAAGTAGGTTCAATTCCTTGGTACCATTCAATTGTACTGGCCTTTCAATATGGCGATGATCTTGCATTTATCAATGATGAGTTTAAATATGCTTCAATTGATGCTTCCAAGCAAATTATTACGCATTGCGCTGTTGCCGAGAACGGAAACCAGCTTCGCATTAAAATTGCTTCAAACGGTGCACCACTGAATACAACGCAACTTGCAGCATTCAGCTATTACATCAACAAGAGAAAATTCGCCGGGACAAACCTTGCTATCATCAACTACGACGCTGATGTAGTCAACATTACACTTAAAGTGTATTTCAACGCAATGCTCATGGCCAATGATGGCACGTTGATATCCGATGGTTCCAAACCTGTTGAAGATGCAGTTGCGTCCTATCTTGCAAACATTAAGTTTGGAGGTGTCTTTAACAAGACGACGCTCTGTGATCAATTACAGTCAGCTTCCGGAGTCATTGATCCGATCGTAGATTTTGTTGAAGCGAAGGCCGCAAATGCGTCTTCATGGACTACCGTCGATCATTCTTATGAAGCAGTCAGCGGATATTTCACTATCGGAAGTTTGACAATTCAATACCTGCAGTAATGTACTCATTTGATTTCAGATTGTGGATAAAAATATTACTGCCTCCGGAATGGCATAATGGCTTTACTATTGCAACACTGTTTACCCGTGTAAAACCGCTTCAATCTTTACTTGATGGCCAATTCAATGAATTTACTATTGATGCCAGGCGTCGTGCAAAATTTACCGGGCAAGTAATTTATCTTGAAAAGATGCTCAACGATGATTTCAACGCCGGTGGTCAAGACCCGATATTCATTCAGGACACGGCAAACATTCAATACACTTATCTTGCAAATGCATCTGAGGGTTACCCACCTACATATTTTGCCAACACAGCAGAAAATGCCCCGGTGTATTTGTGCAATGCTTCAGAATATGGAATCGGCAATTCATTTATTGTTATGGTTCCGGCCATTCTGTATTCTGCTCTTCAGTTAAACAACAATAATGGGCTCGACAAAATGAGAGCTCAGGTCAATTATTACAAAATCGCAGGAAAAACTTTCACAATAGAACCCTACTAAAATGGATCAACTATTAACAAGCTTCAATGGCAAAATGCCGGTTACATTGGATGATTTCAGGTTTGCTGATCAGGCCAACCGTAATGCTTTATACGCACTGCTTTCTGCATTTGGCGTAACTGCAGCAGAGTCGTTTAAATTATCCGGATGTTCCGTTGTCCGCAACGGTAATACCTTTTCTTGTAGTGCTGGATACATCAGTTTAGCCGGTGAAATATGCAAAGTTGACGCACATACAATAAATGTAATGCCGTATCAATCTGCAAAATTTCAGCTTCATATTTCTTATGATCCTGCAGGGATGAAGTTGTATGAAGTCGGAACGACACACGATTGTTATCAGGTAAGAAAAGCTCAGTTGGTAGCAACAACAGCCCAATATCCGTCAACAGATATGTATTACGATGCTCCAACACTGATTGAGATTATTCGTAATAAGGTCGTTGCACTTGGTGATTCATCATGGCACCGCGTCGGTACGACCGGTGAGCCCGTTTTTTTAAGTGGTTTTCAACAGAGCACGGATCAGGATGCATCAACGGTTGCCTTCCGTAAAGATGCATTGGGCCGTGTTCAGTTGAAAGGAACAGTATCACATGCAACTGGCCAGCAAGGAGCTGTTTTTACACTTCCTTCAGGATACAGGCCAGCCGAAAATCTCGGTTTTATTTGCCGGGGCTCCAGCGGTGACAGTGTTATATTGGTACAAATTACACCGTCCGGATACGTTTGGATCAATACAATGGGTACTACAAAAGTTTGGCTTGAAAGCATCAGTTTTCAGCTTTAAATATTTATCCGTTTCGATTTGCATACAGGTTTGTTAGCGAAGGGAAATAAGAGCTAACCAAAACCAAAATAAATGAAACGACTAATCAAAACTCCGCTCTCCTATTATGGAGGAAAACAAACGATGCTGGTTCACATTCTGAAACACATACCAGATCACAAAGTTTATACAGAAGCCTTTGCTGGAGGGGCAACTGTATTATTTGCAAAAGAAAAATCCGAAATTGAAGTCATTAACGACACCAATTCAGAACTGGTGAATTTTTACCAAGTAGTTAAAAATCAGTTTCATGACCTTAAAAAGGAAATCGATGCAACCCTGCATTCACGGGATGTTCACTGCTTGGCCGGATTTATCTACAATTACCCTCAGTTTTTTTCGCCAGTCAAGAGAGCATGGGCAATCTGGACACTTTCAAAAATGAGTTTCAGTTCAAAACTGGACGGCTCTTTTGGCTATGATGTTGGAAAAGCAACTGTTACGAAGAAAATCAATAACAGCAAAATCGCATTCACAGAAGAAATCATGAGCCGTCTTGAAGGTGTGACCATTGAAAATACCGATGGCCGCAAAATCATTACCAGCCGCGATTCCGTGGATACGTTTCACTTTGTAGACCCGCCTTACATAAACACTGAAATGGGACACTACGCCGGGTCTTTTGCAAACGAGGATTTCTCCTTATTATTAAAGGTATTATCCGGGTTAAAAGGCAAATTCATGTTGACTATGTTTCCAAACGAGGAGCTTTCAGAGTATGTATCTGATTACTCATGGAATGTGGTTGAGGTCAGCAGAACCATAAGCGCTTCAAAGGTAAACCGCCGAAAACAGGTGGAACTCATGGTAATGAACTATTAAATAAAAGGCTGTCCCTTGCGGAACAGCCTGAGACCAGACAAATTTGCCTATAATTACACGTAAGTGTACGGGATCGCTCCCGCCGTCTGGTCTATGTTGTTTGTAGCGAAGGGCTAAACAACAGTCTTACGTGTATTATAGGCAGGACAAAAGTACGAAAAAATCCTATTCTGAAAATTTATACATTTGGTTCCGCAAAAGTTATCCGTTTGGGTTCGCGAATTATACATCGGATAAATTATACAGACTTTGAATAATCAAAGCTTTGAAAAGCATAATTCTGCTAAATGGCGGCCTTCCGCCTTTTCCTTTGTTGAGTTCGCTTTTATTAAAGGCATCACTTAAAGGCATCTCAAACACGCCCCAAT